CCTCTACAAAGTAAGATAGCCATTGTTCATGATTTCCCATACAAAAATGCCTATCAGTTACTTTAGCCTTATCTAAACTATCATCAATTTCGTCAAAAAGCTTGTTTGTAGCCTCTATGTCTGCATTTACATCGTCAAGCATATACTCTAAAGGCGGTTTTTTTCTATTCTTCCATTTCCAGTGTGAAACTGAACTCCACTCTGAAAAATCTCCCAGGTCGATATAACCATCCGGTTTTAAAACTTCTATCGCCTGTTTAACGACTGAGATTGCTTTCTTGTCGTGTAATGGAGCATGCTTATCTGGAGTAACGATATATCGCTTTACTACTCCGTAATCATTTACCATAAAACTCCTTAGTTATACTCATCTTTTGGAGGTTCACTTTTCCAGTCTTCTGGATTAATATAAGCATCTTTTAACCCTAACATCTTTGCTTCTAACCAATCCTGATTATACCTTAGATGTAATGCGCCACATTTTTCGCATTCATAAAATACTGGTTTAGAATAAACTCCTACTAATGAAAGATTACTAAATTTGCTATGTTTACAAGCATAACAATTAGACGGTATGTGATTATAGACTTTACTATTAGCTAAACCTATTTCTTTTAATAATAAATGAGGGTCGCTCAATAGCTCCCATAATCCAAATACAGTTGCTATTTTATCTCCTACAACTCTACCAATGTCTTTTTGACCTTGGCCCATACTTCATCATCCTTTTTAGATTTAGTAATACTTACTGCTAAATCTCCTATTTTAATTAAGAGATTTTTCAATCCGTGCTTTTTTACAAGCTTACCTATTACCATTTTTAACATTATTTCCCCACTATTTTAAATATTGCTTTTTTAATAGAAGTCCATAGTAAGTCATCCCACTTAGTTGGACTAAGTGCAACAGCTTTATCTATGGCAAGTATTCCTATCAGGACATACTCCCAGTTCGAAGTTAATAATTCAATCATTTAATTCATCTCCTTATATATTTTAATAAGCATATAGATTAATGTAGCTATTGCTCCTAAAGCACTCATAAGAGGAGGAAACCATTCTATCCAACCTAATGTTGAACCTCCAATACCTACCATTGCAGTCTTTAATGTATCTGTCATTTTTCTTCCCTATTCCATTGATGTGTTGGGCTTCCTGAATCACCATACCAACTTAACTCAGTTCCAGAGTTCCATAAAGGTAAAGTATTATTCCAAAGATTGCCCATAACAATTTCTCTTGGTTGCCATTGATTTGTTGCTCTATTCCAATTACGAGTAGAAGCATTGTAAGTTTCATTACTATCGTTCCAATTAGCTTGACCTTGTAAATCAGATGAATCTTTTTCTCTTGTAAAAGCCATCAGAAATCCGTTGGTACTATAACTGCGCTACCAGAACTAATCTTTCCATCTCTTGCATAGGTTTTACCTGCTTTAACTACGATATCATATTTATTAGAAAAAATCTGAGATAACTCTAAATTAAATGCAGAAGAACCTTGCCTTAACATTAAATCACTTAAAACCTTAAATACCAAGCCCTCTCTAAATTGGCTAGGTATATTCCCCGTTTCTGTTAAATCCGCTGTAAAGTCCGCATCTTTAGAAATAGCTATTATACGTATTTCTTTTACCACTGATATAGACTGATAATCAGATTGCTTGTCATCTCTAGTAACTGCTTTAGATATTTTTTCAACAAGACCTAATCTTCCACCATCTATATACCAAAATCTATCATTTGTAGAAGTAGAGGGAGAGCTTAATCCTGTAGCTCCATCATATTCATCATCTTCTATAATAGGTTTGCTTGTTAATCTTGGTATAGAAACATCATTAATCTGTACTTCTTTAATGCGCAATATCGCATCATCAATAGAATAATATCTTTGACCCGCAACAGAAGATTGTGTCCACGAGTCTGTAATTAACTCTGTTTTTGCACAGAAATCATCTTTAGCTCTATTTAAAGCTTGACGTAACTCTGTCTCTCCTATTGCAGGATGATGTTGCTGTATTAATTCAATTAACTGCTTTTGCGTCATCTTTTTTCTTCTCTTTAGGCTTTTTGTCGTCTTCCATCTCGACTAAAGCTGTTTTATATCCTACTAATTGATTTAATTCATTTTTCAACGATTCAATTATTGTAGGAATCTCATTTATCCTTCTATCTAGCTCCTCTACACTAAATTTCATGATTTCTCCCGTTTTATTATTATTTACTTTCTAAGGCTGTTACCTTAGCTGACAATTCTTGTATTGCAGCTACCAAATAAGCTAAAAACACTTGGTCCCTTGAAGTGTCTATTTTCTTTACTTCAATGTTATCTCCATCTTTATATGATTTGCCATCATATGTAATATTCCCAGTGACTGTCTCTGTTGATGTTTTAACATTACCTGGAATCTGTGCTTCAAATTCCTGAGCTATAAATCCTACTGTGACATCTTTCCACCAATCTTTTGCATTTGTATATTGCATATTCCCAGATAAATAATCATCTGTATATTTATAAGATACTGGTCTAAGCGCATTAATTTTAGATAATCCACCGCTTAAGTTAGTAATATCTTTTTTAATTCTACTATCAGAAGCTATTGCCATAGTAGTTTCTATTCCACCTGAACCATCTCCACGAATAGTGTCAAGTGAGCCCCCTTGGTCTTGAAAATCTACATATAGGTTTCCTGTTGTAGGATTTCCGCCATGTTTATTTTGTAATGTAAGTATTTTTGTTGAATTACCAGTATTATCACAATATAAACGAGCAACTATATCTGTAGCATGATTATTATGGACATCAAGTCTATTATATGGAACACCTCCAATGCCAATTCTACCATTATCAGCTATTACCATAGCATAACTTCCAAGAGTATCTGCTGCGCCATCAGATTGAACATAAAATTCAATATCTGCTCCTTGTTCGTCATTGCCAACCCAATCTCCAGCAGCACGTGCCTGTATAAATGCACCTACATCAAGAGCATCGTCTACTCCTTTAAATGATATTCTTCCAAGAACTTCATCATCTGCAATCGCATTACTACCATCAGTCCTTTTTAAAGATAAATGAGCATGAGCATCTTGAGCTGATATTTCTAATTGTTCAGACGGTGCATTAGTTCCAATCCCAACATTTCCACTATTTAAAATAATCATTTTTAAATCAGTTCTATCAACCATAGCAGCATTTGTATCAAAATCTGCATCTTTAGTATGCGATGCTGAAGCTTCGCTTATAAATCCTATATCGCCAGTGCTTCTATCAAAACCCATACCACTTACTGGATAAGTACCTGTAAATGAATATACAAGTTTATTAGCAGCTGTAGAGGGTTTTGCTCCAGCTAAAAGAACAAGGTCTCCACTACTATATGTAGTTCCTATAGTGGCATAATTATTGGCACCAGATGTTCCTCCCCAAGAAATTGACCTTCCTTCTGCTGAGCCTCCTATATCTAGCGCAGTATCTGGAGCAGAAGTTCCAATACCGACATTTCCATCAGCTTTTATTGCCATCTGAGGGTCAGCGCTACCAGCAACATTTAAGTTAAATTTCATAAGAGCCGATGTTTCTGTAGAATTATGGTCATAATCAATAGAACCTATTGAAACACCATTTTTTTGGAATATTACTTTTGAATCATCAGAATCACCACCAGCATCTAGTAAAAGATATGCATTTCCACTTCCATCACTGCCACCTTCAATATGCAATTCTGCATCAGATGTACTTGATATATGTAAGAGTTTATCTGGAGCAGTAGCTCCAATACCAACATTACCATCCTGTTGAATAACCATATTAACAGCACTGCCTAAATCAGAAAATTTTAATTTATCAGTATCATCGCCATCATTATAAATTTGCCATTTAACATTACTATTTTCAGAAAGTTCAAGTATGGCATTAGATGTGGCATTATCTGCATCAGTAGTATTTATTCTAATCGTACTGTTTGCACCAGTAGCTGACTTTACCTCAAGGAGAGTTGCTGGAGCAGTAGCTCCAATGCCAACATAACCATTGTGATAGATACACATTCTTTCGTCAAGCCCTGTTGTACCAGCATCTGTTGTTGAAAAAATTATCTGAGAGCCATGTGCAGCATTATAATTCCAAGTATCATGAACAACTGCTTTAATTTGAGCCCCTGTAGCCCAATTAGCTCCAGAATCTTCAGTAACATCAAAATTAATCGCACCCATACCCTCTCCACTTGTCGAGGGGTCTTCAGCTCTACCTAAAGTTAAAAAACCTCCAGTTGTTGATGCTATAGTTAAACCTATCTCATCTGGAACAAGAGTTCCGATACTAACAGCGCCATTATATCCGACAGTCATGCTTTTTACTCCCGAACCAGCAACTTGGCTTCCAAATTCTAAATAAGCATCTTCATTTGCATTTGTATCATCAAGGACTTTTGTTTGCATATACGCCATTGTTTCTGTGCCAAGCCCACCATCTTCTTTAGATTTAAATACTATCTTGCCAAGAATATCTCCGACAGAAACACTTCCACTTTCCCTAGTAAGATACAAAACAGGCCCAGCAGCAGCTCCTGAATCACTTTTATACAGTTCTAAAAGAGCCTCTGAATCAGTAATTGAATTTGTTCCAATAATTAAAGAGCCACCATTGTTTAAATAATGATTTGTATTATCCTTTCCTGTTATTAGAATTTTTTGAGCAGCACTTTCATCATTTAAAATCAAAGCTCCACTTCCATCAGAATTTGCTCCTAATTTTGCAGATACGCCATTATCAGCAGCTCTTGTTTGAATATAACCACTATCACCTGTTAATACATCTAAAGCTACACCAGGAGAAGCAACGCCTAAACCAACTCTCTGATTTGTGATGTCAAGATATACTGAACTATTTACAGAGACGCCACTATCATCCATAAGCTCTAATCTTGAGCCAGTAGCACTATAAGTATCAGCTCTTTTAATAAGCTGGTCATATGTTGACGTTATTGTTTTATCTTTTAATGTAGACATATTTTATCCTTTAATTTCGACTAGCGCCTTCTCTGGCTTCTGTTGGAGTTATGGCTAATACACTTTCATATTCAGCTCTAAGTCTAGCATAATTTGCCGATAACCACTCATAATCTTTACTTTTTCTTTCAAGTTCTATTTTCTTTTCTCCTAAATCGCTCTGGAATTTCTGCAAATCTTGAGCATATCTTTGCAATTTTTGTTGATAAGTAGCAGTTTCTGCTTGAACTTTAGCATTATATACATTAACTTCACTAGTATATTGGTCTATTTCAACTTGATATTTTTTCAACTTACTATCATTATCTTGAATAATAGCCTGAACTGTAGATTGGGCATCCTGTAGAGCTTTTGCATGAGCATTCATTGCATTTGTTTTCTTTTCATCAACAGACTTGTCTAGATTTTTCATAGCAATAGTCTGCTGTTTTTGCATATTCACCTGTGCTTTTTGTAAATCATTTGTTATTGTCTGTAAAGTAGCTCTATTGGCATCTTGTTTTGCTTGATTTTCTTGAGCTACTATTGCTTGATAATGAGTTGTATTAGATGATAATGCATTTTGAGCATCATTCATTTCTGCATTAAAAGCATTAATATATGCACCAATTTTCTGTATTTGAGCTTGAGCTAATTCTAAATCTTCCTCAGTTTCTATTAAATCCCCAGCAACATCCCACCATGTATCAAATTCTATTTGGTCACTTGCATCTGCTATCGTTCCTGCTTCCATACCAGTTAATCCAGCGCCTCCAGTCACGCTTGGAGATGTATATGCTGGCGGAGCCCCTACATTATCTGGAGCAGCTGAAGTTACAGTTGTGCTAATACCAATATCTGAAACACTTGCATCTGATGTACTTGCTATAGTTATAGTAGTTGCAGGAGTGTAAGTTACAGTAGTAATAGCAGGAGCTGCACCTAAAGTAGCTGAAAAAGTAGCAGATAATGTAAACGATTCACTCATAGCAGCCATGGGTGTTATATCGGCAGATAAGTCTATATCAGACATTTGTCTATGTACTGACTGAATTGCTCCATATAAAGCAACAAATCGATAATATTTTTGAGGATAGTTTTGAATAGATGAAGTTGAACTATCCCAATTAGTTATTGAATATTCAGGTATATAGAAAATTCTAGCCGTATCACTAGCAGATGGACTTGGATATATACTAAGTGTTTGAGACTTTTGTATATATACAGGAGTTGTTCCTGTGGCAAAATATAAAGAACCAGCATCAGCATATTTATCCTCTAAATTGTGAGGAGCTTTATTTGCTGTTACATAAACTGAGCCTCCATTTTTCCTATCAACAGATATTATTTCTTGATATCCACTGATATCTGTATCTTTAGAAGTAACAGTAACATTAGCAGCAAATTCAATTTTAATACCATCTCCTTCTTTAGCTACTATACGGCGCAAAACATCATAACAGCCATCTTTTATCCATTGCTGTATTGCAGCGTCATCAGAGACTGTAAGAGTCCCTGCCAAGTCTTCAATTCTTGTTTTAAAATTACCAGTCCATCCCATAGACTATCCTTTTTTCTTAGACTTTTTATCAGTGTCAATTTTACGTCGGGAATCCGGCTTTACAGAACTTTGCCAAGGATTCCCAACGTTATTTGATGTTACTACTTTTTTATTGCCCACTATCCAGCTTTTTCTGCTTTTTCTGCTTTTTCATCTTTCTTAAGAGGTTTCTCTGGTTCCTTTTCACCTTTAGTACCTGCTACGTATTTATCATAACCAGCTCTTGCCTCTTTTTCACTGTTATAATTCCTCTTATTATCTATAAGCCAAGCTTCCCAACTTAATACTTTCTTTTTTTCATCTACAGGCTGATTTGGGTCCTTCTTCTTAGGAGGGTCTGCCTGTGGTTGTTGTTTTTGAGTATTTACCTTTGGCTTAAATGGGGGATTTTTCATAAAACCTAAACCTTTGCCACCCTTAGAAGCCCAGCCTCTTTTTGTTGGCGTTAAATGTATTGTTTCTTTTTCACGTGACATTGAAATGTCTCCTTTTTGTTTTTATTTTCTAGCTCTATATCTTATCTTTGCTACCATAGGTAGGTCAAAGTCATTATTATTAAATGTTATTTGGCCAGCAGCATTTATCGATGTTATTGCGGCATCATCTAATGTAAAAAATCCTGCACCGGCATTTCCAGTATTACTTATCACTTCCATTTCACAAAAATCTGTATCATGAACTTTTTGGTCATATGTAGCAACTCTAAACGATTCAGGAGTTCCTATATAAAATCCTAACCCTGTCGTTGGAGAATTTAATCCTTCTCCATTATAATTCCACTCAAAATATTCCCATTCAGCACATCTTTCATTAACAACAACCGTTACATCAGTTGCTCCAGTAGCATTTGTTATATCTACTGATGTAAAGGGGCCATAAAACGTATTGCCTGCTGAAATCTTAACAACATGAGTGCTTCCATCCATTGTAACTATAGAAACAGTAATGTCGTCATCAGCATTGTTAGAATATACATTGATAGAATCAAATATACCCACTATAGGGTCCATTGTATGTGATGCTGCTGGTACTATAACATGTTGATATGGAGAATAAATATTAAATTCTCCTGAAGTTGTAAATCCTGCCATTTAAGCCTCCAATTCGTAAACTTGAGTCCAACAATCTCTAGTTGAATCTATACCACCAGAATCACTTTCAGCATGATGCTTAACATAAGTAAAAGGTCCAGAAAGAGATGTGCCAACTGTTACTTTAATAGTTTTAATTTCATCGGGTTTGCTAGTATTTGGCATTTTAACGTGTAATGTTACCCAATCAGTAGCATCGTTCCCTTGTACTTGTATGTACGTATAATGACCACCTGACTCTGCAGTAGTAGATTCTCCTGTTTCAAGGAGATGCATTGTATGGTCATGTTTTGTTTTTGGATATCCTGGTAAAGGCATATCTAATCTCCATTGCTATGATAAGGGGCAAGTTTCCCCGCCCCTTATCCGTTATTATTTATGAAGGGTCTGCGCCTATACCACCAATATCGCTAGCCTCTAGTACATCTTCAGCTGCTATCGCTATTGACACTTTAACGCTACATGCATCTTCAATGTCTGCGCCATCTGTATACAAGTAAACTCGCATATATGGAGCATAAACATCTGTTAAGTCAGCTACTAAACTAGATACAGATAAAGCTGATGTATCTAATGTGAAGTCTAAATTAGCAGAAGCATTAGCCCAGTTAGGAAAAGCTACCGCCGCTGGAGCTACTGTATCACCAGTAGTCAAGCCGTTTACTGATGTCTGTATATAAGCATCAATATCGCCATCAGTAGCAGAAACTTCTGTTACTTCAAGCCTAACGGTGATTTTCTTATTTTCCCAATTAGCTATATCATTAGGAATAGCTGAAGTAAATGCATATGTTGCCGCAGAACCACCTGAATCATTTACTACAACTGTTTCTTCAAATAATACATCTTTACCCTCAGTTGTTTTAGTCCAAGCCATTTTTATACCCTCCTATGAAAATTTCAAAATAGCATGTGTTTCAGGGAGAGAAATCTCTAGACCAGCTTCAGTGATGATTTGGTCTTGTCTTCCATCAACATTGTTATTTTGAATGTTAGTTTCAATAAAAGTATCACGGCTTATACCATTACCCATAAGCGGACGATATGCAACATTAGCCATATCTACACAACATGCATAATTTTCCCAAGGACCTCTAAATAGAGGCTCAGCAACAAAATGCAAGTTACCATAGATAGTATTAACTACTGTTACTTGATGTCCAAAAGCTCCAGGTACATTCGCAACATCTAGACGATACTGATTAGAACCGACAGAGTTGTTCATAAATGAACCAGAACCTAGCTTATTAAGATAAGTAAGTATCTTACGTGAAGCCAATACAAGCTTATTTCCAGAATTTCCACTTTCAGGTGCAAAATAGTCTTCCATTGCATCTAAGAAAGCATCATATCCAGAAGAAGCATAAGACATATTATATACTTTACCATTAGTTTCAGTATAAGATAATATGCCATGAGTATATCGAACTGGACCTGCACCGGCTTCATCAGCTGAACCTGCACCAAACAAAAATGCTTGCTCTAAGTCCATCTTATGTTCCATTAGTTTTTCAGTCCATACTCTTTTATACTCATCTGCAATACCACGATAGCGAGTTGCCATTGCTGTACCAGAGAAGATATTCATGCCAGTTTTAAAAATCTGACAATAACCTTCTCTATCAAACATTGCATCTTCCCATCCATCTGGATTTGTAGAGCCTTCAGCCCAAGCGCTACCAATCACAGCAGCTTTAGCGTCATCTGCAAATGCACATGTTGCACTAAATAATGCTTTGAATTTCACATCTTGAGTTCCAGCACCACTTGTTACAGATGGTGTAGCATCACAACGAAATCTACGAACAGTTCCGGTTGTGTCTTCAATAGCGACTATAAGACCTTCAACAAAAAATTCAGGTCTATATTCCGCAGTTTGAACTGCACCATACTGGTCGTAATTTACATAACATTGCACTAAATCATCACCGCCATCGTTGATGTAAGTAGTACCACTAGTGTAAGCAGCAGAACCAACAGCTTCGCCTAAATTAAAATTACGACGTTGCCATTGATGTCTTTGCTCTAAGAATTTAAATACAGGGTCATCAGTCGGCTTCTTAGCAACTTTTGAAAGATATACAAAGAAGGGAGACTGCTGTGGTGCCAATTCAGATACTCTTTCGCCGAAATTAAATATTCTACGCGAGTTATCCATGGAGACGCCACTGCTTAAGGCTGCACCTGTATTAGGGCTATAAATATTTGCCATGTTTAGTTTCTCCTAATTATTCTCTAAGTCCAAGGATTCTTAGTCTTATGAGAGTTGATAAGTTCATCCATAATCGAGTCCTCATCACTAACATTAGATTGATTCCCTTGTGCAGGCATAACACCCATAGGCGAAGGAATTTGTTGAGCATTTTGTGCTTGTTTAAATTCTTGACTTGGCCCTTGAGATTGTGGCTGCTGAGAACCGCCCTTTTGCATGCGATATAATTGAACTAGATTATCCATTGAAATAGACTCTGGATTAGACATAGTACTTATAAATTCTTGAGTTTCAGCAGGAGTTAAGCCATAATGCCCTTGCACATGTTCAGAAATTTGCTCAATTTGACGTCCCTGTTCAATCTTGTTCTGTCTTTGCTGTTCCTGATGCTTAAGGTATTTACCTTGATTGTCAAGTTTCTCTTGCATTACTGCTAAATCATACTGATGCTTCAATTCATTATATTGTCCTATATCGGCATCCCAGGCCTCTTTTTCATCTAAATACTTAGCACTCTCACTAGACGGGTCAGACCACGCCTCTTCTCGAGAGTACCGAGCTGGTTTTTTAGGAGCTGGTGGAGGTGGCGGAAATTCTTGCACAGTTTCAGCTTGCTCTGCTGGAGCCTGAGTTTCAGCTGGAGCTTCATTAGCTTTAGCTAATTCAGCTTTTAATGCTTGTAACTCATTCTCCCTCTTGGCTGCTTGTGATTGCCAATATTGGTAACGACGCTGGTCGTTCTTAGCATCCTGTGAGAGTGTTTCCTGAGCTTGAGGAGCCTGCTCTTTTTGAGGGGCTTCTGTTGCTGTTTCTTCCTTTGCTTCAAAAAACGCATTTTCAACGGGTAGATTGTTATCTGTAGAGCCTTCTACAGGAGCTCCAAAAGCATTTAATGCGGATGTATCAAACGCATCTACTTGTTGTTGAGCTTCTGTCTTTTGAGGGGTATCTATTTTTTGTTCTTCCATTGTTTTTACTTCCTTATTTTGGGCTGCCCTGTCTTGTCCTCTTGGGGTGAGCCGGGTTTAGTTGCTAAAGATATATCTCTCTTTAACGAGGACATTTCGTCACCAAGACGTTTCTCAAATAAAACACCAGCGGCTTTTGATTTATTCGCCACTTGGTCCATATCTGTTTTAAACTTCTCGACTTCGACTTTTTTCCGCAGATTAACTGCTTCCCTATCTCGAGTTTGCAAGTCGCCTTTCAATTTCTTGATTTGCTCGCCAGCTTGTTGTAACTGCTGTTGTAATTGAGCAATAGTATCTGTACGTTGCATGACGCCTTCCATATCGAAAACTTCTGTTTTCTTTAGTACTTCCTGACGGTCAATGATGCCATTTTTATAAGCGTCCATGTAAAATTCAAGTTCAGCATAACGATTTGAGGGTAAAGTACTACCAGCCACATAGACTACATCATACTTTCCTATTGTAATGTTATTGATTATTTGAATTTCGCCCGTCTTATCATCCACTAACTGCTTATTAATAATATATTCAGATAGTGAATTATTAGGTTGTACTACTCTAAAAATCT